CCAGCTTTTACATCATTACCAGATGTCATATTTGGAGTTACAACATTGGATTCTAGTTTTTCTTCAACAACTTCTTTTTCTGGAGTTGCTTCAGCAGTAACAGTAGTAACCTCTGGTGTCTCAGTTGTTGCTCCTTCATCAGCACCTAACAATTCGTCTAGGCTGATTTTTTCAGTTTGATTTTCATTTGCCATTGTAATAGATTCCTCCTGAAAATTTAGATAACACTAATGGTATTTGTCTGGCTATTAAACACCAAACTATATGCCACGCTATCCAAAGATATAGTAATAAATAATGTTTTATTTAACTCATCTTTAGTTAGGTTTACATCAACACTCTCAAATTCTGGTAAATACGTCCGAATTTGATTAGTAATGTCATCCTCCAGTTCATATAAATGATCGAAGAAAGTATATCTATAACGTTCAACCAATCCTACACCCATTTTAGGTCTAGTAGGATATGTGCCAGGTCTTAATAGAATCAATTCTATTAACTTAATAGCCGTAGCATCCTCATTCGTATAAACGAGTGGTTGGTTAAACTGATTAATCGAAATACTATGCTCGATAACTTTAGGATCCTTAGCTAGTGTTTTCGTACCAAAAACTTTGTTAATCAATAGGGATTACCTCCTTCCATTGAAACAAAATTTATTATTTTGTTTAATTTATAATTTCCTACTATATTCGTAAAACCCACAAATAATGACGCTCTGAACATGTTAGTAAGACTTAATAAGCTAATTAGTGAGGTGAAATATTAATGGCAAAAAGAAAAGAAAGATGTCCTTATTGCACTTTCCGTGATGTAAAAGATAAAGTCATCTCCCATATAGAACGAAAACACTCTGAGTTAATTCCAGAAGGATATACAGCTGCAAGGGTTTTATTTAATTATATCAATAAAAAAGACCATGGTACTTGTATCGTATGTGGTAGAGAAACACCATGGGATGATAAGATTAATAAGTACAAACGTCTTTGTGGTAGACAAGTTTGTAAAGATAAACTAAGAGAAAAGTATAAGAAGAATATGGTAAAAGTATTCGGTACTTATAATATTCTCAATGATGAAGAACAACAAAAGAAAATGTTAGCTAATAGAAGTATCTCTGGTGAATATAGATTCAAAGATGGTACCAAGTTTAGTTACGTTGGTTCTTATGAAAAGAAATTCTTAGAATTCTTAGACCAAGTATTAGATTTCGATGGTTATGATATTATGGCACCTGGTCCTACTTTTGAATATGAATTCGAAGGTAAAACCCATAAGTGGATTACTGACTTTATGATTATCCCATATAATCTAGTAATCGATGTTAAAGACGGTGGAGATAATCCTAATAATAGATCCATGGTTAAATATCGTAATAAACAAAAAGCAAAAGAAACTATGATTACCACTGCTCAAGGTAAATATAGCTACTTACGTTTAACCGATAACCAATTTGGTCAATTATTAGAAATCTTCTTAGCTCTTAAAGAACGTATGGACGATCCAGACAATGCTGGTAAACCTTTATTCCGTATTAATGAATCAGTAGAAGTTATTACAGAAGAATTCGACTTTAATTCTATTAAAGACAAGATCGATAAGGGTATTGAAGAGGTTGTGCCTCTTATCTATAAAGATAACCAGCCACAAGAACAACCACAACAACCAGAAGAACAACCTCAGCAACAAGAACCGTCTTCTGAAGGATTTAAATTTGATTAACTAGAAAGGAGAATTTAGTGATGGATATTTTCCAAGAAGGTATTATCGATAATATTAAAGATGCCTTTATGAGAACACTCAACTTCGCTATTATTTCTGAACCTGAATATAGACAAACTACAAGAGAACCTTATCCTATTGCTAATAGTATTGCAGATGCATTGAAGTCTACAAAAGAACTCAATTATCCACCTGCTGTATTATTTGAATATGATGAAGAAAAGAATAAGACTACGATCAAGATGTCTAAAGATCGTTGGAATTACCTTAAAGATGTAAAACTCATCATTCTTGTAGCTAATCCTAATAATAAGAATAATATTCAAGCACCTAGTATGGCTCAACCACCTGCATTGGGTATGAATCCTATTCAAACTCCAGCACAACCAGCTGCTACTGCTGTTCCTACAGCAGATAAACGCTATGTGTCTACATTCAAAGAATTAGTTGATGAATGCGATATCAAGATTGAATATACTGAAACTGATGATGCTACTAAAGAAAGAATGGAAGCTATTAAACCTTTCTGTGATGCTTATAAGAAACTATTATCTGATAAGATTCTAAAGAATATTCTTTCTATGAAGATTGGTTCTAATGTAGATGAATTCATCTTTGGTTATGCTGATTCATTGAAAATCGGTAAGTTTGATTTATCTTCTGTATTCAATAACGAAGATGAGTATAAAAAACAATATCAATTGATTCAAGATGCTCTTATAGCCATCAATGGAGCTAATAATTCTAACTTCTGCCTTAAAATAGAAGAAGTTGAAGATTGGAATGGTTCTATTGTATTAACTAAGTCTCATGCTGTCGCTGCAGTTGTTTCCGATCCGGAAACAGGTGAAGAAGAAGTTGAAGTCGTAGAAGAACCTAAGACAGCTGAAGATACTGATGGTCCTTCTAATACAACTACACCAGGTGAAGTACCTCAAAATACTACAGAGAAAGTATTAGATAATGCTAATAATGAAAACGCTGCTGTAGCATCTGCTATGGTTGGTATGAATACACCATTCATTACAGTACATACTAACTATCTTGCTCCTCCTACATTCGCAGTATCTAATGATATCTCTACTAAACGTTCTATTACAGTAGATGCTAAAGACAATAAACTTAAATTAGTAGATAATAGCCCAGAAGTTAAGACTAGAGTATTTAAATACGTTGGTAAAAATAAAGGTACTCTTAAAAAGATTACTGATAATCTTGGTCAAACTGTAGGTAAAGATTATATCTATGAAACTGTAACTGGTCGTAAATGCTTAGTAGAAGATCAAATCTTCTATGATGAAGACTTCCAAGAAATTGATTTAGAAGCAATTAAAGAAGAAGTTGAAAATGATAAGCATACCATCATGAATAAAGTATATATGGCTTTACATGATGGATTACCTAAAGGTGAAAAAGTTACTACTAATGAAGCTAAACGAATGGCTACAGATCTCGATGATATTTATATCTTCGAAACAGCTAATGGTTATTACGCTATGAATAGTAAAACTATGCGTTCTACTAAACTTTATAACACTATCACTGGTATTAAGATTACGGAGGATTTAATTAATGGCAAATTCTAAAACACCTACTAAAGCTTCCAAACAAACTAAAGACGATATCGATTATCAAATCGTATCTTCTTGGAGAAGTGAGAATAATGATTTACCATTGTTATATCCTCACTATGATACTCTAGAAGAACTAGAAACTGACATGAATGAATATAGAGCATTGCCTGTAGATATGCAAATAGTGGTCGATGATCGTTCTAAAATTATCTTTGGTCATGGTAACGTTCAACGGTATAAAGCTCTTAAACATGATTTACTAGTTGAAGATTCTCAAAAGCTTATTATCTACCAAAAAGAACCTAAGACTAAACTCAAAGATATTGATCCTATCAATGCTATGATGATGCTTAGAGAATATGCTACTACTAATCACCATCATGACGATTTCGTAGATGCTATATGTTATTCTACAGCTGTATTAGAAGCTATGGATTATAAAGCAGACGAAGATAAAGTAAATTATGATAAAGACGCTATCAGAGAAGAAGTAGCTGATAATTATTATACTTTCAATATACCATTCAGTCCTATTAAAAACCTACCAGATATGCTACCTAGTGAAATTGATACTATCTGTAGTGAAATGGAAATCCCAAATGGTTGGGGTAAATGGAAAGCAGAATACAATCGTTATATCTCTGGTTTAAATAACGAATTCCCTATCGTCCATGAAAACTTAAGACTACTTTTAAAAGATAGATCTGAAGATAAACTATGGGAAGGTTGTGGGTATATTCCACGTCTAAGAGATGGTCGAGTTAAAGATCTTATCAATAATACATTCAAACGTATTAGTATTATTGATATCATGGATATTGAACCAGATATTCTTGATAGTATCCAAGATAGAATCAATACTATACCAGATGACTTTGCTAACTATATCAAAGACAATAGCTTCGAAATTCAATTCCGAGAAGACAATACTGTTATGATTGACTACAAAGGTAAATACTATTACCTAGTCGATGATAATGGTGAACTATTCGTAGAAGAAATGTTAGAAGCTGATGGTAAACCTATTAAGTTTGGTTATATCGTTATCTCTCCTTCTCTTCAATTACCAGAAATTATTCCTTCTGGTGATAATAAACTAGCTAAAGTAACTTGGTCTCCAACCAATGTAAAATTATTAGTCAAAGAATTAGTTACTGACCCTGTTGTATTGTATCAATATAGTAGATTCAGACCAGACCTTAAATACTACAATGCTATATACTACACTGAGTATGCTTCTGGTCTATTAAAGAAAGCTACTAAACAATTGATTAGTAATATCCGTAATAATAATTAATTCATTTATATAATATCTATATGAAGTCCGGTAGAGAATATTCTCTACCGGATATATTTTTGCTTAAAAGAAAGGAGGAATAAAATGCAATCAACTTTATTAGGATTAAAGTATTACGATAGTGAAAATATCTATCGTGTTCGCAATGAACTATTTGACTTCATCGGTATGGATGAAGACTTTACTAAAGAACAGAAAGTTCTTAAACGTAAAGAATTAAAAAACAATTATAAACTTCTAATTCCATTTGGTTATATGGAAATCTACTGGACTGGTAAGAATAAAGATGATTATGATCTAGTATTCAAATACCATGACGTTAGAAAAGACCAATGGTATATAACATCTGTAGATATAACCAATACTATTCTAATTTCTAGAAGTACAAATCAAATGGTTTATGATGATATCGATGAAATGATGCCTACTGATACCAATAGACTATATACCAAGTTTGCATTCTATATTGATGATAATATAGAAACTATATTGGAATTAATTCCAAATCAAATCAGAAAAGATTTGAATCTATTATCTAAAGCATGTTTTAGAGATACGTTTGAAGAGTACTTAGCATCGTTCTTACAATCTATAGATCAAATCAATGGTATTATGCCATATGAACTAGAGATAGAACGATACTACAGTAGAGACGTAGTCTTATTAACTCAAGAATGCTTAGAAGATCTTCAAATGATCATTTCATACCAATTACTAAAAACGTATTGTGCCGAGTATTGGTATGATGTAAACTTCAAAGAGATTAGAAATAATTATGAATTAATCAGAGATATTAAGACGAAGAAGTTATTCGTATTTAAATATCTTAAAGGTGATTTCATATTTGAAGCATCTCAAATTGATCAAGCATTTACCGAGGAAGAATTAGAAACAATCTTCGCTCACTAAAAAATATTATAATCATATAATATATTACTGAATAGAGAAGTGATTCATCATCATTATTGATCGTTCACTTAAACCCATAGATTCGTTTCTCTATTCGTAATTTATTTATCGCTGAACTATATTGTAATGAGTCTAATATAGATTCAGCAAATTTTAGAACCTGCCAGTAGGACCAGGCAGTGATACATGGTCCATTATTAACGCCAGGAGGTATTCAACATGGCAACTTTAGAAAACGTCGAATTAACTAACTTCGACAAAAAACAAACTACCGACAAAAAAGCAACAGCAGAAACTAAAAAGGTAGACCCTCTTGAGTTCGACACAATCGAATTCAAAGCTGCTAGTGGTAGCATCTATACTACTACTCGCAATCTTGGTGCATCTATTGCACAAACATTACGTCGCGTGAGTGATGATGTTGTAGCTTGTACAGTGTATCCTGATCCAAAGACTGGCTTAAAAGCCACTTTGATCTTGACTAACAAACCAAGCGTTGAAGGTAAAACTAAGTTAGTAGTTACTCCTAAACAAAAAGAAATTGGTAAAGGCGTGTTCGCTCGTATGACTGAACGCTCCACGTCTGATTTCCGTCAATTGTTGGAACTTACTGATGAAGGTCAAGCTAAATTGGCTGATATCATTCCTGCAGTATACTTCCGTAATAACAATCCAATTTACAACTTCAAACAAGATGGCACTGTGAATTGGATGAACGCTTCCAAAGATTTTGTAGAAGGTGGCTACTCCTTAATCGGCGGTGAACCTCATGCTTACAAAGCAATCATCGTTGATTTACCTAAGTTCTTGCAAAAAATGTACGGAAGAACAAACGAAAAAGGCGAAACATTCCTTTACACTGTAAACGTTGTTCGTCCTGAAAACAACAACAATTACCCATTAGTCGGCCAAACAAATATCTCGTATATTATTCAAATTACGCAGATCAATGAAGCTATCGTTGAAGCTAACTTCAACGTAACAAACGGTCAAGACGTAGATGCGTTCAGCCCAAGCTTCACAAAACAATTCTAATTATTTAGAAGTATAAGATTGGGGAGATAGTCATATGACTATCTCCCACTCTTATATTATTTTTCATTTTATTTTATGGGGTGAAAACATGGCAAAAGAAATGGATTTTTCTTATACCGTAGGCGATATTGATGAGCCTATTGATTCTCGTGGTAATTCTGTAATCATGCTTCGTAAATTAGCATGGGGTTCTAATGCAGAAAAACTAGAAATCCGTCGATGGATTATTGACATCGATTCTGAACGTGCTAATAAAGGTGTTACTTTCTTAACTGAAGAAGGTCCTCATAATTTAGTACGAGTTATGGCTGAAAAAGGTTTTGGTCATACTCATGAAATTATTAATGCGATCAAAGATCGTGAAGATTTTGACGATGCTTTAGCTTCTATTGGTAAGAAAGCTCCAAAGGGTAAACCATCTGAAGAATTCTATGACCCAAAAGAGGCTTGTGGTCTTTAATAGAAAGGAGCTGATTAAATGGCTCTAGAAGACAAATCTCAAACCGAAGTCACTGGTGATACCAAAGGTCCTTTTATACAATTCATTGATTGTCCTCATAAAGGGGATTATAAGTGTAAGTATATAGATAATAACGGTAAGTGTTCATTTGAAACTTGTGTGATTGATAATGTCATTCCACCTAGAGTAGTCTTATGGTACTTCCGTTGTATTATTTGTGATCGTGAAGATGCTATAAGACCAGCTGAACACAGAGCACCTTTCTGTCGTAGCTGTATCAATCGCATGCTGAAAGCTGAAAAGCTTCCTCATAGTTGTAGGTACTGTGGTAAGACTGTAAATAGTCCAGCACAATGGTTCCTATCTGGTATATGTGACGAATGTGATAATATACTCAAAAAAGTAGTAAACCATTGGCGAAAGAAAGGTCCATGGTAACAGATTATGGTAAAATTAGTAGAGCAGATTCCTATCGAATCGTACTTTCATGGTAAGTTTATTACCTATAAAGCATTAGATAGAATAGTTCAAACAGAATTTGCTAATTCTAATGCAGATAAGGTCAATATCTTTATTGACTTATACCAATTCTTAACTCCACCAACTGGTCCTGTCAGAATTAATGACTTCTTCGTTGCGTGTTCTATGGTTATCAACTATGCTGGTCATTTAAGAAACTTCTTTAGAAAATACTATAAGACAGAATCTAAGATTATCTTAGTTGCTTCGAATGGTATGTATAAGAAGTCAGCTAAATTACTAGCTGGTTATAATAAGTATTATAACAAACGCTTTGCTGATGCGGGAGATAGTTACAATAAGATGATAGAGTCTAATTTGAGTCTATTGCATCTTCTTTGTCCTTATCTTCCTGATATTTACTTTAAAGCTGGTTCTGTAGATGCTACTATTATGATCAAACACATGCTAGATCATAACTATTTTGGCGGAGATAGGACAGCTAACTTAGTAATATCGACATCACATTACATGTATCAACTACCTAGTACTAATCCAGAGGTCGTAGTGGCTAGACAATCAAGAAAGTTTGCTGAAGATAATTCATATTCATATAATTCTATAACTTGTCTCAATGCATTCTTATACGAAAGCAGAAAGTTTGTCCCAGAATTCCCTATAAATCCTAAGTTCATATCTATGCTTATGATATTAAATGGTATTCAACGGTTAGGTGTTAAATCTAAAGTTTCTCTACCTACTGCATTGGATATCATTAATGGTCTAATATCTGGTATAGAGCATGATTGTAATGCTTTATATAATGGATTCTGTGATTACTATCTAGCTAATCCTAAAAAGAAATGTAGTATGGGACAACAAGAGTTTGTTGATAGGTTCATGGCTATAGATATCAACTACCAATACTTAGTATATGAATCTATGAGTGAGTCTAAATTAGATGATTATCTAAAACGTAAGCAAGATCCAGATGCAGTTAAAGAGATAAATAATAAGTATTTCAAGAATAATCCTATAATTTTAGAAGATTTGTAAAACTTCGGAATTACAATGATATAATATAATAGTGAAAGAAGTATTTCATATTATATTTATTTTAGGAGGAATCTTATTATGAAAACAAGAACATCTTTTATTGTTAAAACTTTAATTGCATCTTTCTTAGCAATCTACCAAATGAGTCATTTCCTATTCTACAAATACGGTGACATGGTATTGGCAGGTAAACACTACAACAGCGGTGTTGAAGCTGGTATGAGTGATGCATTTTTGTACTTTGTCCTAGCGTTAGTGTTAGGTGCTGTAATTTGGTTTGCAGCAATGCTCATTATGTCTTTTGCTGAACGTTTATTGAATAAACGTGCCAGTGAAAAACGTAGAGCAAAAAAGGAAGAAGCTGATACAGATGAAGTCTTTCATGACTAATTTGTACCAGCCGGATATCGATGATACCGAAGTGATTTTCATCGATAGTTTAAAGGGAAGCATTCTTGCTTCCCTTTTATTTTTTTATTTTTTATCAGAAAGGAGGTTTGATTAGATGAAGTATGAGTATGATATAAGTATGAAATGGACAAATACTGATGATAAAGGTGCTGTAGATACTTTTGATATATCTCCAGAAAATATAGTAATGCTATCCATGGATAATAACTATGAAGAAGCTCTTATGCCAGTTATGTATGCTAGATTATCTATAGACAAGAAAGATATGGATAAGATGGTACAACATGCTAAGACTGCTACTATCGTAATGACTCTTTCTAAAATGAAAGCAGAGAAAGATAGTACTGATGGTGCTGAAAAGGGTAAAGCTATTACTCCATATAGTGGCGAAATGTCCTACTTTATCGATAAGGATATAAACTACAACACAGATATTGACTATGCTGGGTTTAATAAAGATACCAGTGATAAACTAGAAACCTTTGCTATCGGTCTTATGTTTAAAGAATGTATTACTGCTAATAAGCAGACTAATAATACAACTTTTATCAATACAGATCCATTTAATGCTATATTGTCATTCATTAAATCTACTCCTTTACTAGTAGAAAAGTTTGACCATAATGAACCAATACCTCAGCTTATTGTACCACCTCAGGAATCATTATATAAGACAGTAGAGTTCTTTAACAATACTGCTGTTTTCTATAACACTGATTATCGTTTCTATATAGAACCTGGTTGTATTTATCTTCAATCTACATCTGGTAATCCAGTTCAAAAATCATCTGAACCTGCTACTGATGTTTTATTTGATATCAAAGCAATAGATGATGAAACTGCTGAGATTGAAGGCTTGATGTTTGATGATGAAAAGAAACTGTATATGGCTACTTTGAATGTAAAAGATACCGTTATATAGAATCGATAATAATACAACCAAACTATATAATCAAATTGCTACAATTCTTGACCCATCTAAGAATAACACTATTGTTATGCTAGACCAAGTCAATGAAGCAATGAATAAGATTAAGAAGACTGTAAATAGTATTAAGTCTACTATAGTAGATAAAGCTAAACAAATGGCTGGTATTCCTAGTGATACTTACGATCAGGAATGCAAGCTTAAAGACTGTGCAATGCAAGCTCAATCTGTAGCAGATAAGTGTACAACTGAAGTTACTAAAGGTATCAATATAGTTAAAGCTATACCAGAAAATACTGGTAGTGAAAGTGCTACTAACCAATATGTATTATCTGCTAGAGATAAGAAGATGTATCTAGAAAAACTAGATAAGAAATTCAAAGAACTTGAAGAAGCTAAGAAGAGCATTCCCAAAGTACCTGAAGAATTTGGTAAAAATAAACAACTTCTTACTCAAGCTATGGGTAAACTAACTGGACTTAGTGGTTTATTAGGCGGCGTATCTCCTATTAATGCACCAGACAATATCGATGCTACTAAGAAAGAGTTAGACCAAACTAAAGAGACTATAGCTAAACAAGAAAAAGAATTGACTACTGTAGTACAAAAAGAAGTAGAAGCTCAAGCTAAGATAGTTGATATCAACCAAGAGATTAATAATATCTTCAATGAGATTTCTAAGTCTTATATTGCTTCTGAAAGTTCTGGTTCTGTTCTTGACCCATTGGGTTTAGTAGTTGGTAACGTTCGTGGTTATAACGAAGAGTTCTCTGAAGTTGTAGAAAAAGTTAATAAAGAAATAGCTGAATATAAAGCTAAGAATTCTCAAGTAAAAGAAGCAGTTGAAGCTGTAGAACCTAAGGTTCAATCTATGGATTCATTTAAGAAAGATCTTAAGTCTAATATTATTGGTCAAGTAAAAGATTTACGTTCTGGATTGCTTGAAGATATCCGTAGTATTGGTGCAACTGCTCGTAAGACATTAGACCAGATGAAGTCTTCTGTCTCTGATATAGTCAATTCTGTAAAGTCCCTGGACTTCTCCATTGACTCTCTTGATGATATTCAAAAAGACATTAACACTGTTAAAGACTTGTCCAAAATTGGACGTTTGGGCATCTCTAGCTTTAATGCGTACCTAGATATCTCCGAAGGGAGACATAAATCTGGTACAATGATTGTAAGGGTTGAAAATGATAACGTCAATATGGTTAAGAATATTAAATCCCGTATAGAGAATAATACTAGACGTCTAACTCTAAATAAAAATGGTTTAGATACTACAGTTATTACTCCTAATAAGAGATATATAGTTCATAACTATGACGCTCATTCTAATAAAGACGGTGTATTTATTTTAAATCGTAAGGTTGATATATTTACTCGTCATGGTGGTAAGTTTGCTGTTAATACAAGAATCCAATTAAGTAAAGTTCAAGTTGAATCTAACCAAAAGACTGCAAATGAAAAATCATTTAAGAAATTGGTTAAAGGTGATTGGAAAGATATTGTTGCTTCTTCTAAATCTATTATAGAAAAAGAAATGGGTAATAATATTCCATTACATAACTTGACTGAACTTATGAATTATAGTCTTAAGATAGATAAAGATTATAATGACTTTAAAGGTTCTAATAGACCTACAAGTGATTTTGTTAAACAACAAGCTATTAGTTATATCCAAGCCAATAGAAGCTCTGGTAGAGTATCTGGTATTATTGATAAAGCGAATAATATCAGTAGACGAGCCGGATTTGATTTAAATGGATATGTAGATCATGAAATAGAAAGTATAGCTCCTAAAGATAAAAAAGAAGATACTACTAATACATCTCCTGCTCCTGATAAACCTATTATCAAGATTACAAGAGATGAATAAATTGCGAAGAATATGGAGGTACCGAATATTCGGTACCTCCTATTATTCCGTTTTTTTATTGAGCAGGTTGTTGTTGAGGTTGTTGGTTTTGAACTGGTTGTGTACCATTTTGACCTTGAGGTTGTTCAACACCATTACCTAAGCTCTTTAATAGTTTAGAGTAGTCAGCATAAATACGTTCATATGCAGTAATTTTAGCTGTATGTACAGAACGCATTACGTTTTGGTAATTGATAGCCAATGTGCTGATAGCATTAGCAGCTTTCTTTTCTGGATCAGAAGTTGCATTACCTTCACCAGAAGTTACAGCTTTACCATCTGGAGTTTTAATACTCATACCAGGACCGTCATCTTTTTGATCTGCTTCTAGATAAGATTGAATGTAATTCTTGATATCATCATAAGTAACAGAGTTATGTTGAGATGTTTGTTGTGGTTGGCTTTGTTGTTGAGCAGGTTGTTGTGCTTGTTGAGGTTGAGCAGTTTGACCTTGTTGTTGTGGTTGACCTTGAGCAGGTTGTTGTTGTTGGTTACCTTGTTGGGAGTCTTGTTGTTTGTCGACTTGAGTTAATTTATCAAGTTTATCACTAACAAGTTTTTCAACTGCAGATACATCTTTAGTTTGTTTATCAATCAAATCACTATAACCTTTGAAGTCTTTACAGAATTCAATGGCATCACCAACAATGTTTTTAACTGGATGGTCAACTTTACCGTTAGTTGTACCATAGAATTGGATTTTACAGAACTCAGTGAAGTTATTATCACCACCTGGAGTGAATGGGTGACTGAAACCTTTAACTTGAGTTTGAATATCTTCTACAGAAGCAATGGTGCCTTTTTCTGCATTAGCAACCAATTGATTAATATCAGGTAATGTAACATTTTGAATGTTTTTCAAACCTTGTTTATAATCACCGAAGGTTGCAATAGCATTGGAGTTTTGACCATTGGTACGAATAGTTTGTTCGTTTTGAGCAATATATGCTTGCATATCTTTGATACGAGTTTCCATAGAAGTTTTGAACTTGGAAAAGATATTTTGCAAGAATTGTTCAAATTGAGCCCAGATTTTGCGGAAACGAGTAGCTAAGTTACCTTTATCATTGTATGCTTGTTTGAATTTATTAGCAGCTTGTTGTGCCATTTGTTGCATATCTTCTTTGTATACTAATTTAGCATCATCGAAGTATGTAGCATAGAATTTATCTACTGCTTCTTGAAGTAATAATTCTTTAGTTAAGTATTCATACTCACATTCAATAGCAGAAGATTCTAAAGCATAGATAGGTTCTTCTTCGTCGTCCATCATACCCAAACCAAATTCATCATCGAAATCAAAGGATTCGAAGATGGAGTCTTTGTCCATTGGTTCTGGTTTTTCTGTGATATTTTGATCTGCTAGAGCATAAGCATCTTTAGCGTTTAAGAATTCAGCAATAGCATCTGCTTTAGCAGCATATACTACGTTAGCTTTAGATAAGTAGCAAGATACATAACAAGCAATAGCTTTAGAAAGTTTTTCTGCAGCATATTTAAGCTGTTCTGCTTGTTGTTGTGTAGGAGCTACAGCTTCTCTATTAAGTTTATTTGTAATAGATTGGAAAGCTGCTACAGCTTTACGGAATGGTGTACTATAACCATTTACGATATTAGGTACATCGCCTTTAATATCTTGATATAATTTGCCATTCTTTTCAGGATCAATAGTAGCACGAACAATAGCACTGCCACCACGGAAGTAAGTATAAGCTTTAATACCTAAAGACTCTTGATCTTCATCATTTTTATTAGTTTTGGAGAAGATATTATCATAAATAAGTTCTTCTTGATCACCAATAGTTTTAAGAGTTTCAATAAAAGTCTTATGTAAAGTTTTAACTGCTTCGTCACTAGATACAGTATATGTAGTGCTAGTACCAGATACACCAGAGAAAATACTAGAATCTAGTTTTTCTAAAACATCGTTAAGGCTATCTAAATTTGGAGTTTTATTATCGTTCAAGTTAGTATAGCTATAACCATTAAATGGAGCCCAAGTTGTATTAGTGGAATTTGCTTTCAAACCAGAATATAAAATATTCTTGGAGATAGCTTCTTCAGTTCTAGCTACTTTATTTAAAACAGCAGCAACCAAATCATTACCATTAGATACATCAGCAGGGATTTCCATATTTTCTACAGCTTCAGCAAACATTGCTTTGGAAATTGTACATTCTTTATCTGTATTTAAACGAGTATAATTACCATTAAGAATATTGCAGGCTTGTTCTTGTGTAAAAATAGGTTTCACTGTATAGAACCCTCCTTTAAAACAAAAGTAAATGAAATTTATATAAGTGTTATGGGGATAAAAGCTCATAAAACCTAAGATATGAGAATCTATAAAAAAAAACAATTTATTAAGTATAACTAATTCATCCCTAGTTATCTCAAATAAAATAAATAATTTCCAATAAAGGAGTAAGATAAGATATGTTTATTACTAAAACAATGAACGAGTCTACTGATCTTGATATCCAAGGG